GATGAAAGCCGATTACCACCTGGATAGCCCGGTACCAGTTCGAGTCCTGCGGCAGCCCACTCAGAGCGTTCTGGATCTCGGTCGAGGTCACGATGCACCTCCCTCACTGGGATCGACTCCGATTCGCCCGATCGTCTTGTTCTTCTCCTGCGTGACCGAGAACGACAAGTTTTTCGCGTAATCCGCCGCCAGCTTGGCGAATCTTTGGTCACTCTGTAGGGCCTCCTGATACTTCGGGTTCGCTCCCACGATCTGAGACGCGTACTGCAGCTTCATCGGCGCCGTCGCGTCGTTCTCCGTGAACTGCGGCGGGTTCCCCAGGAACATCTGCGCCAACTCGTCGCGAACCTCGTTGAATAGCTTCTGGCTGGCCTGGCCTTTGTCACTCACCAAGATCCTGCCGTAAGTCGGATCAATCGCCGAGAGCTTGAGCTGCGTTAGCTTTGCCCGGTCGATGATGCCCGCGGCATCCTCCGGCACCACCGTCTTGCTGATCGCGTCCAACTTCCCGAGCGTGTAGTCGCTGTCCAGCTCCCGAACATCGAACGTCAACATCAGATCGAACGAACCGCTGATTTCCTGCGGAGACCGATCCAGCGCCGCCGCCATGTTTGTCACCCGCTCCCACTCACTCTCCGGCAAATACTGCCGCAACAGCGCGAACATCTGTCGGATCGCCGCCGTCCACATCCGCAGGAACGTATCCACCATCATCTGCTGTCTGGATTGGATCCGTGCCGGAGGGACATCCGCCGAGAGCCGCCCGAAGTAGTTGTCCGCCTCCCGTTCCACGAGCTGGATCAACTCCATCCCCACCATGGCGCCGCGGCTCGGCAGATCCATGAACTTCGGCTCCCGGCCCGGGTAGTAGTAGTTCCGCGCCGCCGGGCCGTATTGGAATTCGATCTCTTGGGCACCGGCCGGCTCCAGCACCGGAGGCAGCACCCCCACGCTCGTCCAGTCCAGCAACGCATCCCGATGGCCCTTCACCTCCCGCTGCCAACCCGCCGCCACCTCCGGCACGCCCCGGCTCGCCGTGATAGCCCGACACGTTCGCTCTGTGCATCCCGCCACGAACGGCATCAGTCCATGTCGGAAGTCGAGCAACCCATGCGCCGCCACCAATTCCCTCCCATGGTCATCCTTCTCGACCTTCGGATTGAAGATCGTGAGATACACCCCCGGCACATTGTTGTCGTCCAGCCGGCGAGTGAAGGCATAGATCACCTCAATCAGATCCTTCGACTCCTCGGTAATCCAGTCATACCGCAATGGACTCCCGGTCATGTATGAGCTATTCCATGTGGAACGCTGACCCTTCGTCTTCAGGGCCTCCTCGACCCACAACGCCGACCATCCGAGCACTACCTGATTGTGGCGCAGTTCCTCTTCCGTGAGGTAGTAGCGCACATACACCCTGGCTTTCTGGAGTTGCGTCGTTGTCCGCGTGATGAACACATCCTCCCACGGTTTCAACGCCACAATCGCCGGCTGATTCCGTGCCACGTATGGCAACGGGATCCTGGCCTTCCCCTCTTCGCGCAGCTCACGCACCATGCGACGCACAGCCGACGACTCAAGCCGTGGCGTCTCCGACGGATTCACCTCGGCGATGTTCTGCGACACGTAGGTTTGATAAACCAACAGGAACAGCTTCACAGACTCATCGTCCGCATCCGGATTCATGATCTGAGCCGGCAGCAGCGTCAGTGGATGATCCGGCTCATTCTCGGCCACCTTGGCCGCGAGATTCTGGACGTCGTCGAGTGTCAACTCGAAGTTCCGCAGCGAAATCTCCCTTTGCCAGGTCGGATGCAGGATCACCCAACCGTAAGTGTTGAGGTACTGCGCCGACAGCTCCACCTCCTCGCGCAGTTCATCCGCCAGCTTGTTGTGCAGCGTGTAGTTCAGCAGCGTGTTGACCGCGCCGGCCGTTTCGGAGTCCGTCGGCTCCACTCCCTGAGTCCGGAGCACACTCCGCCAGAACGCCATGCAACACACCGCCACTTTCTCCTGGATGATCGCATCCGCAAACCGGATCGGCAGGTCAGCCGCACCATCCCACGGCATGGCCTTTGCATCCTTGGTGTTGTGCCGTTTGAAATCTGAGGATTGACCCTCCCACTTCCCAAACCTCACCTCCTCATTGTCCGTGCGCCCGTTCCAGCCCTCAGACCTCGGCGCGCACCGTTGGTATTCGGCGATCAGCTCGCCCACGTGCGGTATGTCCGCTTCTATCACGACACGGTCTTCAATCACTTGACCCTCGCAACCTGATTGTGGTTGTCCGGGACCGCGTCGATCTACTTCCGACCGTACTCGAATCCGGCGAACTGCGCCAGTTCCTTCTTGTAATACCGATGTTTCACCTGCTGACCACCCTTTCCGGCGGAAATGGCAACTGACCGAATCGTCCCCGACCGTCGCATCGCCATGATGGTCGCCTTCGGCACTCCAGAGAACCGAGCGAACGTCCCCAGCGTGATTAGATGGCCAAGTTCATCGAACCGCGCCTGGTCAATCGGCGGTTCGCTCGTGACTGTCACCGTTGGACACGCCTTGATTTTCATGGGAGTCAATAGCTAAAGCCGGGCCGCGTCTTGAGCTGCGATGGCGCGACGTGGTACAAATTCGCCAACGCCATGTAGCGCACCAGGTCGACGAAATCCTTGCACGCCCCCCTCGTCTGACCCAACCCCGTATAATTGCTCAACGCCCAGATCACCTGCTCACACTCTGCCGAAACGTAGAGCCGCGGCGCGTTCATCACCGGATCGAACGGCTGCTCCATGTTCCAATCCATGAGGTCGTTGACGATGGTCAAGACACCTTTGTCAATATCCTGACCGCTGGCCGCACACACCGGCATTCCTGGCGCCAGCACCTCGCCATGCTTCCCCTTCTGGACCTGGTAGAAAAGGGTCGCGATGGTTGTTTGGCCCAATTCACTCTCCTGGGGCGTCTCAAACGCTCGGCTGTCTATGTAACGACCGAAGATCGTCTCCCGAATCGGCTCCCCATCTGAATTCGGTCGATCCACCGCAAGGTATCTCCTGTGCGGATCGGATTCATTGTCTCCGATCGTCTCCAGTTTCAGAAACAGATTCTTGTAGGCCACCGTCCCAAGTCCCAGCGAAATCTGTGCCGGTCCTTGATCTCCATCCCATCCTCGTGGACTATCCGCCTTCACCTCCCGTTGCGGTTCCACGGCCCATTCCCCGTAAGTTTTGCAATCGGGCCAATCACGGTAGATGTAGAACCGGCTCGGCTTGTCCGGAGTCACTCCTACCCACAATAATGCCCAGTTGCGGTTTCCCGCTGGGTCCATGAATTGGTAATTTGTCCTCACTACTGGCAGACTTGCCACCGGAACCACATTCCATGGCCCGAACTTCGGGAACGCCCGACCCCGCAACTCTCGAGCGTATCCATAGGCGATCCGCTCGATGTACTCCGTCGTCTTCCCCGCGCACAGATCCCTCACCTGCTGCGTGTAATTCCCGAACGGATTGGCGCCGAGGTGGAAGTAGATGATCCGTCGCCCCTCCTGCTGCGGATCCACGATGTAGGGCATGTGACCGACCGGGATACCCGGGATCCGCGCGCTCGGCAGCAGCTCCGCCGGCTTGCTCGACAGGATCCGCTCCTTGCCCCCCCGAAACCACTTGATCGACGCCGTCATACCGCTGACCGGCGTGAACGTCCATAGCAACTTCGCGAACCTGAACTTGAGCCGCCGCTCGAGCATCTGAAGCCATGCCAGCGGCAGAGACTCATCCGCCCACGCCGCCAGTATGGGCGCCTCTTTGGATCCGAACTCCCACCCCTCGTAGTTGGCCGGGTCCATGTTGTACGTCGCCAGGTAAATCTCCGACCGATTCGGCAGCACAACTTTCCCCTCTGTGAACCCTCCCGCCTGGCTCCAATTGATCTTGAACACATGGCGTGGATCCCGCTTCCCGTTCAATTTCTTCAACTCCGGCGGGAAATACTCCCACAACATCGCGTGCATCGTCGCGATCGCCTGCCGCTCCCCCTCCGCCAAACAGATGAAGACTGACTTCCCATACGTGACCGCCGTGTGCATGATCCGATTCGCCGCGTGATGACTCTTGCTCGTTCGATTGGCGCCGGCCGACAACACCGCCCTGCTCTCCGACAGCAGGCGATCCACCACCGACCATATCTCCGGCTCGAAAGCGTAATTGAACGGATCCAACTCCGCCCTCCGGATCCGTTCCTCGCGGTCATTGAAGTAGTCCAGGATGAGCTTCCTCAACTCAGCGTCAGACTCCGCAGCCAGCAGCTCCCGATCCGAGAACGGCCAGGGTAACATCGGATGCGGCGTGACCTTGAGAGCAGGCTCAGTCATGGCTGACGTTTGTGTTATGCCGCACCCACCGTTTCCGCACTCGTCCGGTATTTCTCCGGCACATTGGGCTGGCCACTGACGAGGAATTTGCATGGGCATTGGACGGATTACGCGGTGCTACCGCGCTCTTGACGGCGCTCAGTGCTGCTGCGTGCGCCGGGGTTTTGACCTGGTGCGGCATAACAAGCCGGATCGAGCGAACCGGCGATCCGGTTCGCTCGAAAGTCTCTGGAGAAATCTTACGCATCTGGTTTTCTGGCCGGTCGCTCATCCGGAGCGTTAGCAATGCAGCCGAAATTAGGAGTCCGCCATTTCCACCGCTACAGCCATTAGCAGCGTCGGGTTGTAGCCCCTGGCAGACATAGATTCTGCCAGCGGGATCACCGCAGACAGTGGGTTCTTGTCACCAGAGCCTTCCATTGCTCCGGCGATCATCTCGCGGTATGGCGCGGCCAAGTTCGGCCAACGTTCGGCATACAGGCGCTTCATCGTGTCGAGTAGTTCAAACATCTTGATCTCGAAAGCATGTTGAACCTCCACTTCCCATGTGTACTCGACGCCGAGGTCTTCCAGTTCGGCCTTGGTGAGCTTGCGCCCTTGTGCCACGAAGATACGCTCCGAGCTGTTTTTGCAATAGCATTCCAGCGCGGCGGCTTCCACGGTATCGTGAGGCCCCCACCATCCATCATCGCACAGGTTGTCGTAAGAAGAGAACCATTTGTGGCGCGGTTGCAGAACAAGCGGCTGCACGCGAGGAGACGCTGCTCCTTCAGTTTTCGATTGGTCACTTTGCATTTGAATCCTCTTGAGTTGGCGGCGGCTTTCGGTGAGCCACCGCGTTAGGTGATTTTGCGTGCATGATATCGCCACACATTTCGCAGGTCACCGAGACAGCATGAGGACCAGCGTGCATCCACCACGCGCTATGCTGGTCGACGGCTTCCAACTCCACCTGGCGGGAGCAGTTCGGGCAGGTCATCACCAGACCGTGCCACCAGCCAGCGACCTGTTTGTTTCCTTCATTCAGTATCTTCATATTCGTCAATCGCCTAACCGCAGCGTTCGGCGCTCCAGCCAACGAAGGCTTGGCACTCGCCTGTCGATCCCGCTCTTCGGCATCCAACGATAAACTGGTGTGCATCATGTCCAGTCGAAACAGCTCTCCCATTGATTCGCTCATCGTTGTAAGTCCTTAACGCAGGCCTCAATCCCGCCCAGAAACTCAAAGACCCTCTCAACACTCGTCTGCCTCTGCCAGGCCACGAGATCCAAGGCGGCGCGCCAGTCGCAGTCTTCCGCGACCAATCCTCTCTGGTGATACTCGCTCGCCCGCTTCATGACCCATGCGTGGCACGGCCGCGGTTGACGGATCACATAGGCCTGAAGCATGACCCTCTCGGCCGTGCTCACGTTCTTAGTGACATCGAGCATCGGCGCATCCACCGGCGGCACCCGACCATACCGATCCAGGTCCTCCCGCCGGCGCCGCTCGATCTCCGCCAGGATTGCCTCCCGGTTCTCCCGAACACACGAAACCAAGTCCTCCGGTAGCTTCGGCCCGCGCAACCGCGGCTTGCCTTCTTCGATCACGATCGAGGCTCCAGCCCGATTCAGGGCGTCGATGATCTCTGCCGGTGTCATAGTTCGATGTCCATATCCGCGGCGGGCCTCTGCGCGTAGAGTGACGGCTTGCTCCGTGGATCATCGTTTCCAAGGGCGAAGGGAGAGCCTTCCAGAAACTGGAGACTATCCGCGTGGAACCACAGCTTACGCGCCACCGTGTCACCGTCGCCGCCGCGCTGCGCGTCCACCAACAGGTAACTGTCATGCGCAGAAACATAATCCTGAAACGTCTGCTTCAACTCCGGCGACAACTTCTCCAACGTATCTATCATCCGGTTCCACATCGGCAGGAACTGCGGCTGGTGCTTCGATGGCCTGCCACCGAGCAGCCGCTTCCACGGCGGCATATCGTCATTCGGGAAATCCTTCACCCAGGCGTCTTCGCACGCCTGCAACACCTCTGCCAGCGCATCGTGCTTCGCCCGATTCCGCCACACCACAATCACGTTGAACGCCAGATTCGAGATATACACCGACCCCATGATGTCGAACCGCCGCGGGATCGACGCCTCCCCTTTCCGTCCGTCCGGCTTCCGAGAATGCGCCACGAGGTGGACGTGGACGTTGTACCGTCCGGCGAACTCCAAGAGCTGCGACATGAATCCGCGCTGCGCGTTCCAAATCTCTTGTCCTTCCCCATCCAGGCCCTCGAAGCGCATCAGACTGTCCAACACGAACTGCCGGCAGCCGTACCGCTGGAACGCGTAGGTCATCACCATCAGCACCTCGGCGAGCGGCGCCGTCCCCACATGGTCATAGACCCAGATCCGATCCGCAAGAGGCTTGAGGCAACGCTCACGGAACTGTGCCCGCTCTTCGACCGAGCAGACGTGCCGCGTTCCCATCGCCATCCGGATGAGCTTCTGGTAGGTCTGCGGAGCGGAGATTTCTAGGGAACAAATCAGCGCCTTCTCCCCCTGCCAGCACAGATCCACCACCACATGATTCAACACCTCGCTCTTCCCGTGCTTGTTGAACCCCGTCCACACTGACAACTCGCCATACCGCACCCGGAACGGCAGTGATGAGCCGTTACGGTTTCCCCAAGGGAGCAGCAGCCCGACCTGCTCCTTGCCAGACGGATGGAACCGGCTCCATATCTCCTCCTCGAAATCCAATATCGACCGCAGATGATCCGGGCGCAGCACCTCCGTGTCCACCAGCGCCGCGGCCATCTGATCCGTGGTCACGCCGCCTTTGAGACACTCGTTGGCGTCTTTGAATCTCACCCCCTCCGACTTGAACGGCAACCGCACGATGTCCGTACGTTGGATCCCGAGCCGCTGCACCACCTCGACGAGCTTCGCACGGCCGGCGCGGTCCTCGTCGAACGACACGAAGATCCGTTTCCACTTCTGGAGCCAATCCCAACACGTGTCGATCCAGCCGGTGTATCCGGCTCCACCCGGCACACTCACACACAGGTAACCGTATTGGAACCACGTCACCGCGTCGATCTCCCCCTCACAGATCACCAGGTTGAGCGGTTGCTCCGTCCCCTCCAGCGCCCGGTCCACCGCATCCAAGCCGAACAAGATCGACCGCCCCCCCTTCGGGTCGCGCCACTCGATTTTCTTGCCCTCCGGCCGATCCACCTTCACCACCTTCAAGAACTCGAACCGAGGCCGCTTAAACCCAGCCGGCTGCCACTTGTAGGCGAACCCGTACGCCTCGCCATCCACCGTCTCTCCGACGCTGTACTGCGCCAAGGCCCCGGGAGCCAAGAGACGATCCTCCGTCAGGTAACGGAACGCCTTGGAGCTGGGATCGAGCGCGCGGTAGGCGTCCGGGTCGAACGCGCCACGCTTCGGCACCGCCGCGGCTTTCACCGCCGCGGGCTGGTAAAGCTGCGGATCATCCAGCGCGATCCCCTCGTGGCTCGCGATCAAGCGCAGCGCCGTCGGGAAGTCGAGCCCACGCCGCTTCATGATCCACGTGAAGATGTCGCCACCCTCGTTGCAGCCGAAACAGTGGAACCCCCAGAACCCTTCCTTCAGGAACACCGTGAAGCTCGGGTCCCCTTCCTTGTGGAACGGACACGACCCCTTCCACTCCGAACCACCACCCTTGAGCGGAACGCCGTCCCGCATGATCCACTCAGCCAGGTTCACCCTGGCCTTCACCGCCTCCTTGGCTTGCTCGGCGATCATTCGACAGGCTCCCTCAAGCTCTCGATCGACACCGGCGGCAACCCGCTCTGTTGATGGACTTCGACCGCCGCCGGCGTGTTTTTTTCACCCTTCTGAAGCGTCCCCCGAGCCCGAGCGTTCCCATCGACCCACTCCATCTTGAAACGCTGCACCATGACCAGCGGCCAGCGGTGGAAAGGCATCCCTCGACTGAGCTGGTATGCGAACCAGCCGCGAGCCCACCCCTCGGGGATTACCGGAGGGATCCCCCGCGCCATGTCGCCGGCGAACTCCGCCGCCACCTTCAAAACCTGCGCTTCGGTTGGTACCCACTTCTCCGGATCATCCACCTGCGCTGTGTGTGCCGTACACACATTAGCGGCTACTGGTACAATTTTCCCCTTCCCTTTACCCTTCCCCTTCCTATTACCCTTTCCTTTGTGGGTACCTGTCTGGGTACCTGGAGGTACCTTCAAGGTAGCCTCAGAGGTAGCCTCAGAGGTAGCCTCAGAGGTAGCCTCAGAGGTAGCCTCAGAGGTAGCCTCAGAGGTATATCTCTTCCACCGTAAGTAGCCTCCATCACGCTGCTTACGACACGCCTCCTCTTGCTCTGATGGATACCCGAAGACCACGAGATCTTGCTTGAGCCAGGACCAGAGAGGAGAAGTTTCGCTCCGGACGAGTGCTGGATCAATCGCGTTCTGGTACCAGTGGCGATCCGTGAGATCGCGCGCGCGGCGGATGCGGCCCCCGTTCTCGACCAACGCACAGTAGAGTTGGAGGGTGATCCAGACCCCCCTTTCGGGCTCGGTGGCTGCCAGGAATTCACGAGCCTGAAGAAGGGTCGTCTTGCAGTTTAAGTATAGCATAGTTTATGCTTCGTAAGTCCGTTCCTGGGCCGCTCTGCTCCGTTCCATCCTCGGCGCTGCTCGACTCGTTGCTTTTCTTCTACCGAGCGTGGGCTTGGCCGTTCATCTCCGAAGCGAGACACTTCGAAACGCTTCCGGGGCCGCTCTCCTCTGTTCTTCTCCGAAGCCAGACGCTTCGAAACGCTTCCGGGGCCGCTCTCCTCTGTTCTTCTCCGAAGCCAGACGCTTCGAAACGCTTCCGGGGCCGCTCTCCTCTCGTCCGCAACTACACTCTGCTGCTCCGGAGCACTCAATTCCCGAGCGTCGCAACTCAAGGCTGTTCCGGCTCTATTGCGGCTCGGCTCAGTTCGCCTCCCGCTCTTCTCCGCCTCACCTCGCATCTGCGCCGCTCCGTTCATCGCGAATCCCTGGCTACTCAGCTCAAGGCTGCTCCATTGCAGTTCTAGGCTTCGACCATCGTGAACACAGCTCGGCCAAACCCTCCGGTCCGCCACTGGCCGAACCCGACCGCTATCCCGGCCCAGTCGAGACACCACTTGATGTCCTTCGGCTCGAACACCGCCTGCTTCACTTTGGGATTGGTCCCCGTGAACAGCGCCACTTCGAACTCGAAATAGGCGCCCTCATCCACCTGCTCACTGGACGCCAGACAGATCCGTGGCCCCTGTAGCGTGTCAGCCCGCAGGGGACGTTGGAGAACCGGCAGATCCGCCATGATGTAGTTGTCCAGCTTGTCCTTGAGGTGGATCCGCCTGGGGGTTACTTGGACGTACTTGTCCACCGCGCCCTTGACCGCCCACTTGGTCACCCGCGTCACGTCCCCCAACTCCACGCCACACGACATGGCCTCCTTGAAGAACCCCTTGATCTGGTAATCCCACCAGTGACAGCGCCTTTCCTCGTCCCGGGCAAATACCGTCATTCCCTTCTCGAACCTCTCGGATCCGCTGAGCGCCTCTAGTTCTTCCAGCGCCTTCGCGTCATTCTGCGCGCGCTGCGCGTGCTCCTCGGCAATGTCCGGATTGGCCGGCAACGTCCCGAGCATCGGGGTGGTGATGGTGACCTTCACTTTCAGTCTAGTAATGTTCATACCTGATTGCTGTTTTGCCATTCTCCGATGGCTCGGTTGAGCAGTATATTCCGCCCAAATCTTTACCACCTCCCCGGTTGCCGGGGCCGGCCTCCCACGAGGATCCAAGACGAAATACCGTCCGCCGTGCTCTCCTTCCTGGCCTTGAGCTGCATTGGGCGACCGGATCCCGTAAAGGGTAGGAAATTCGTTGAGTCACCCACTTGCACAGTGACGATTTCTCCGGATTCACGGCGACACAGGACCACCGTCCGGTTGGTGAACCCGCTTCGGACAACCTCCATCGCTTCGGGGAGGCCACAGGAAGGCGTCTGGACATCTACGGACGCCACCTGGGCGGGTTTTTCAACCTGGGGGGGTGTCTGGAGACCACCGGACCCGTTCGGGGGCGCTGGGGAAGTTTTTTTCAGCTCACCGGACCACCTCGCGAAGAAGGAAGCCCACGCCGCCTCCGTCCAGCGGACCTGTCGATGAACCTTGATCCAATCGCGACCCTGCACCAACCACTCGCGACGCAGTTTCGTCAGTTCCGGACGTGAAATCCCAAGTCGGGCGGGCATCCTGGCCTCAAGAAGCGTGAAGTCGCCCTTTGCGCATGGCGCTCCCGGACTCAATCCATCGAGGTCACCGGCATCCACCCCCCCCGACACCCCCCCCCCCCCCACCCGGGCGACATCGGATGGGACCGGGCTCACGGGCGACGGCGGCGGACCTGGGGCGACCGGATCCCGATCAGCGGCATGGGTCGATGGCACGTCGGGAGTCATGGTTCGACCTGCGGGTGAGGGTCAGACCTGGGTTCAGGTATCGGATTCACCTCAGTTTGCTTGAGAATCCT